AGAACGGTAGGTTCTTGCAGGGGAACCACCGTAGGTTTGTCCAAGAGTACGGAAACCACTTGAACCTCCTGGCCGGGGGCCGGGCGGCGGCCATCGACAATGCAAAGACCTTGGCGGATGCTGTAGACGCACAAGAGCGCTCTGTGAAGTTTGTCAAAAACCAGCTACAGAAGACCTTTGGCCCTGCGTTATTGAAGGAAGGGCTGTCCGGCCAGAATCTGGCTGCGTCTCTGTTTGGGGAGAGCGCTAAATACACTCCCAATCAAGTCCGCGTGCTGGTATCTACGCTTGATCGAGAAGCCCCGGAGCTGCTTAATTCCTTACGCCAGCAGACGGCCACGCGGATAAAGTCTTCCCTGACCAATAACGGAGTCATCTCCTCGGACGGCATGGAGAAGTTCCTTAACGCCAACAGGGGCCGTTTGACGGCTTTGTATGGCGGGGACTACGTGGCGGGGCTGGATCTCTTGAACCGCCACATCCGCAACCAAGCAAGGGCTTCGCGGGTCACTATGCCGGGCGAAGAGCAATCCCCCGGTATGCAGGTGTTCCGTAGCTTGTTCGGGCCTCTAAGCCCGATACAGCGGCGGCTCACTGCGGGAGCGCGGGTTATCTCTGGACTTGAAGCACGCAACGCAAGGGCGCTGCCTAATCTGATGAACTTCATCGACGACCCTGACCGGATGCGTCGCTACCTTACGGCAGCTCAGCAAAGGCCTGGGACGGTGCGTAGGCTGCAAGCGGTGGTAGCTTTGGGGGGAGATGTTGGGGAGCTGTCAGAGCGAGATCAGGCGCTGTACCAGCTAATCTTGCAGAAGAACCCCAACTTCGCTGCTGAGCAACTTTACTAGAAAGAAGAGTCCCCCGGGCCCGACACAAATGAAAGCCCGGGGGCGGCTGCTAAGTCGGGGAGAAGCGACCCGTGCAGCCGATTACTGACACAATCAACGCCAAGCAGACAACGGGCGAGAAGACTACTCCGCGTTTATCGACTTTGCCAGTAACACTCTAACTTTTCGCCGTAGCTGTGGCTCCTTGCTAAGGAAGGTATTTAGCCACTTGTCGGCATGTAGCGTATTCCCCTCGATGGCTTTCTCTAACCAGATTGCCGCCCATCGTTCTACCATCTTGGGGTGGATATTAGCCTTCCGTATCGGCTCGGTAGGCATCTAATGCTCGCTTAGCTTTCTTAAGCGCCACGTCCAGCTCTCTCAGCTGGACCTCCATAGCATAATACCGTGCTTCTAAATCTGCAATCTCTTTTTCTGTGCCTTCGACGACCGCTTGAAGTTGGTCTTCAATCGTCGCTGGAGCCACCGCAGCTGGCGGTTGGCCTCCTTCACCCCGTCCGGCTTTTCCATCTTGCCGTCCGCCAGCAGGCGCAGGTGTAGCCGCGCCGCTGCCATCCTCAGCCGTTTTACCTGTTTGCCCCTCACGCAGTTCCTCCTCCTGTCTGTGAAACTCTTGCTTGACCATCTCGTGCCACCGAGTGGCTAAGTCTGCGGTCAGCTTCCCCTTGTGCTCCGCGCTTATGGCGCGGCCCATAGGCATAAGGTGGGCAGGGACACGTATCCCCGTTTCGGTTGTTTCGGTCAGGTCAAGGACCTGGGCAAAGCTGTCTGGGTTCAGCACTTGGATTCTCCCGTCACAAGAGCAGATTCTCGCTTGACTTGTAGAGTACCACACGACCTCGGGAGTTGGCACCACAATCCATGCACTTGTAGCGCTGGTAGGCGTTGCTGCGCGCAGGGCGCTCCACACCGCGCTTCTGGACGTTAGTGCCGCCGCAGTTAGGGCAGGTAGGTGCCTCAGGGTTGTCAATGTACAGCCCACGGTTGGGGTGGTTCTTGATCCACGGGCGCAGGTAGCGGTACAGCTCCTCCAGGACCACGATGTCTTGGCAGTTGTACTTCTTCATCACGGCCTGGGCCTTTTTGTCCCCGGCCATCACCTCTTCCCAGAGCTGCATACCCTTGTGCTCGGTCTTCCGCTGGAGCCCCAGCTCCGAGGCAACGGAATCCATTGAGTTGCTAAGGAAGCGGAAGTTCTGGCGCACGATCTGGAACATATCGAGCTGGTGGTAGTTGGTCGGAGGGCTGAGGCCAAGAATGGCAAACTCGCGGTTCAGGGTGGGGATGTCAAACTTCTTGCCGTTGTAGTGGACCACCATGTCGGCTTGATCCAGTAGCTCGTAGGCTTGCCGGATCATCTCCTCGTGGCCGTGCTGCCACGCGCTGGCAAAGTGGATCTTCTTCTTCCCCTCCCATCGTGCTGCCCAGCACAGGGTATACCCTCTGTTGACTACTTGGCTGATCGGTACAAAGCGTGTCTTTAGGCCCCAGATTCGGGCGGTTGCGGGTGCTGTTTCGATGTCAATATACAGCACGTTCATAGCTACACCTCGCGTTGTCGGCCTAGTCGGCCTCGTCTTGTATGCTCAACAAATAGTCGATATACCACCGGGCCTTCTTCAGATCCTCAGCCCCGTTCTTCTGCTTCCAGCGCCACAGGTACTTGATGACGTTGGCCGTACACACGGCCTCGATACCCTTCAAGTTAATCGTCGCAGCAGCCAGCGCTTGGATGCACTCCACCTCTCCCGCGGTATAGTGGGCGGGGTGGTTTACGCGATCTACTTCAGCCATTCTTCGGGTATCCCATCGTCTACAAAGCAATAGAGAAAGCCGTTCTTGTCACACCACTCGCTGTACCGCGTCTTTGAGGACGCGCTCAGCTTGTTATCCACCTTGAAGACAAAGCGGATGTCGATGTCGGGGTGCTGCTCCTTCAGCAGAAGGTGCTTAACCCGGTCCGCCTGGGTAAGGCGTCCCTTCGCCTCAAGGATCACTCCGTTAGGCAACACAAAGTCAGGTAGGTAGTGCCTGACCTTGGGCTGGTAAGGGAGCTGGCGATCCTTCGGCTCGTAGTCGTACTCAGTCTTCAGGTCCTTCAGGGCATTGCTGACCTGATGCTCTAGCCCGGACCTAAATCCCTTCTTCAGGGCTATCGCCCGTGTCCTCGACCGTACTCTTCGCGGCATTTCGCTTCCGTCCTCGTGCAGGGCTACTCTCTTCCGTAAGGAACGAGGGCGCTGGTACATCAATTCCCTGTGACTGTTTGGCCTCCCTCGCGGCCTTACACCACTTGTCGAACTCTTTAGCCTTCTCGGCAAAGGCGAGGATGGCTTCTTTCTCGGCATCGGTCCCTTCCCACTCCGCTGCGTAGAAGTTTTGGTCCGGCTCCGCTACGTACACGTTCTGGCCTCGTTTGAGCGAGAGCCACACGCGGTTACCTGGTATTTTCATCAGTCTGTCTCCGATTCTTCAAGGTCCGTAAGGGTTTTGGTCAGGGCGGTTATGATGCCCAGCTCGATAAAGTATTGTGCTGCTACCGGGCTCATTTCCACGGATAGCGTAGCGCTGCCGTCTCCGTTCTCTTCGACGTCCAGCACCGTTACGCTAAGGTTGGCGTCTTCAATCATTCTTCACTCTCCCTTTCTGTGTCCATCAAGACCCCTTAACGGGGCTAATGAACCCTTAAGTAATCCTTACAAGTTGCACTTTTCTGCGCATGTGTGAACTACAGTACACACTCCAGTGCCTATTCCGCCCACTCCTCGTGGTCGGGCTTGGGAGGCATCCACATCTCTCCGTGGTACGTCTGCATCCACAGCAGGCGGCCCACCTCGATTATCATCTCGTCGGCCTTGTCCCCGTACGTTTTCTCGTACGCTTCGCGCACCACCTCGTACATCTCGTATTCCGTGTAGTGCGGGGGCTCGTCAATAAAGGGCAGCATCTTTTCAGCAGTCTTCTTGCCGATGCCTTTGATCCCAGGAATGTTATCCACGCTGTCCCCGGTCAGCATCTGGCGCCAGAAGTAGACTGGCGCGTCACAGTCGGCAACGTAGTAGGACTCGCGCTTGACGTAGTTGTAGTGGAACCCCGGCACCATATCCAGATCCTTATCAATGGTGCAGATCACGCTGTCCTCGCCGCGGTCTCGGGACTCGTGCTGGTAGATGCTCAGCAGGTCGTCTGCTTCGCAGTTGTCCGACGTCACGACCTCGTAGGTCTTGACCATGAAGTCCTTGATAGCCTGGGCGTGGATAGGCTTGTGGGTCTCATCCCGGTTCCCCTTGTAGGGAAGGGTCGTGGCTACGTCAAAACGGAAGTTTTTCTTGCCGGACAGGAAGCCGATCATACTGTCCAAGCCAACGTGCAGATCCTTGCACGTCGTCTCAAGCATCGACTTCACATTGTATAGCGCGTTCTGCACAGGCTCGGGCGTCACGCGCTTCTCGATGATGGGCTGGTAGCCTTCGCTTTGCAGCTCGGCCACCCGTTCCTTGGCGAGAGAGGCTTTGTTGTACCAGTTGGTGATCTCTTCCCCGTCCTTTTCGTAGTGGACGGCGTACTCCGTGGTCTGCGCAGCAAATCCCGCTCGGTACACTATCGGGTCAAGATCAACCAGTACCAGCATTAGTGGATCTCCTCGCTATCATCTTCCTGCTGGAACTCAATCCACTCCCAGGGCTTGCCCTGCATCGTTGTGCTGAAGAACACACAGTTGTGGATAGCTTCGGGAAGGACAACGGTACGCATCTCTACCAAACCCGTCTGCTTGTTGACGACGGCGTAGTAATTCTCGAACTCGTTGCCGTTGGAATAGCAAACCGCCCCATCCTCGTTGAGGCGGTCTGCTTCGTCACTTCCTGCTGTGACCAGAATGACCTGATACAGGTCTGCTTCAAAGATAGGGGTCACGATTAGTCGTCCGTGAACTCTTCTTCGATAAGATCATCCTCCGCAGCCCCGGCCTTGGAAGGGCCGTTGGCAAGGATCTCGCTGAGACGCTTGTGGGCGTTCATCGCGTCCACGAAGAAACGATCCGTCACCTGATCTACGTACTCCAGCAGCAGATCAAGGCGCTCGCCTTTCTTCTGCCCAAGGCTCAGGGCATCGTTAGCCAGAGCGGCAGCCACAAGAGTTACTGCTCGCTCCTGGGAAGCGGAGAAGGACATTCGGGGAACATCCACCTCCTGGTATCGCTTATCCTTCTGTAGGTCCCGGGCCTCCTTCTCGGCCCAATACCCGTCCCGGGTTTGTCCCCCACCACTAGCAGCTGGTGCGGGGCGTCCACTGCTTTGACGGTTAGCAGCGCGAGGAGCGCCACCCTGGCGAGGAGGCGCCGCAGGAGCCCCGCCCGCGACAAGAGAATCGTAGTCCACGTTTCCTTTGTCGTCGTTTTCAAAAGAGATCACGTCTCCTTGCTGGAAGGTGGGCTTCTTGCGGCCCAGCCGGAACCAGCGTCGGCTCGAATCAATCTGGAAACTCCAAAGCAGCACCGGACCATTTCGCCCGTCAAACTCTTTGCTTTCAACACTTGTTACGGTACCGCTGTTTTGATAGCTCACTTGGCTATACTCCCTTGTGGTACATCGCCGGAGTGGCGTTGTACGTTTGCTCAGACTTCTTGCTTTGTTCGTCGGCCCAGTTGGGTCCGACACTTATCCCAGCCCCCAGGGGGGCCGAGAGTTTCACTCCGTACATCTTATCCAAGTACCAGTACGGCACATTGATTAAGGCATACTTGGACAGCTCGTGGAAAGCCTCCACCTCGTTCGGCGGGACCTCACAGATAATGCTGTCGTGGATCGAGTTGACCACCATAAGCTCCAGGTTAGCCGCCTTAGCTGCATGCCAGAAGTACACTAAGCCAACGGGGATGATCTCCGCGGTAGCGAAGCTCTGCACGGGGTAGTTGCAGATGCTGGTGGTATTGGTGACGTACCCGCTGCGATCCATGCGCGTGTCAGGCCAGTAGAACTGAAGGCCCCACTCCGTCTCCAGCTTCCCCTTCTCCAGCACCGTGGTTATCCAGCGGTCCTGGGTATCCGAGATCCCCGCGTACTTCTCGCGGAAGGCCCGGTAGTAGGTCTGCTCAGCTTCAGTGCCTGAGCGTCCCCCAAACAAGGGCTTGAAGGTGTGAGCCTTCGCGCCCTGTCTGTCCGTGGGCTGCCCTGCATCGGTCAGCGTCTTGGCCGTGAAGCTATGCAC